TTGGAGGCGCTATAGGCTACAATGCACGGCCTGCCCGTCACCTCATAGATGGTGGCGGCGGTCGCGAAACCCTCGGCGATGTAGATCAGCTCGCCCTCAACAGCCCCGATCGCCCAATACCGACCGCCTGTTGTGCCGCCTGCGTGATAGAGCTTGCCTCCGTCTGCGTCTATATACTGCAGTGACGACAGCGCGCCGGCCTCATCAAAGAGCGGGGCCATTAGCCGCCCGTCTCCTGTGATCCGCAGGCCATGGGCCTTGACCCTCTTTCTGGCGAGGTATGGGTGGTCATCGCTGGCCGCGCCCGCCTGGCTCCAAATGACGTCTACAGTCTCGGCGGCTTGGGCGGCCTTGGCATCGCGTGCCTCCCGCGCCTCACGCTGACGGCGCATCACCGCCATCTGCTCTTGCGGAGTCAGCTCGCGCCCCACATCAGCGCGAAAATTTTGACTGACGCCCGAACGCCAATCGCCAAACGCGCCTGCGCACACGCCCTCTGCGTAAAACACATACCAGCCCGGTTTGTCATGACCGCCCTGGCCTTTGCTCCCCGTCGCAAACCGATGCAGGTTGCCGTCCAGAATGATCCTGTCGGGCGGGGTCACGCCGGCTTGAAGCATCGCGTCTCGGATCTGATCATCGATCGGCTTTGCCGTCGGCGGGCTCCAGGGGCCGCCAAACACCCTTGTCAGGTCGGTCATGGCCGCCCTCTTTCAAAGTAAGCGCTCAGCGCTTGAGCCGTCCGCATGCTTACGCCGCCTCCCTTGGAAAGCCGTAGGAGTGTGCTGTAGCCCACACCCGTCGCTCGGCTTACGGCCCGCAAATTGCGGTCCACGAGTGCAAGCCTGATTTGGTCGATCGTCAACATCTATCGCCTCAATGATAAAAAAAGTGGTCGCCCCTGTTGACAGAACCGCTCACCAAAGGCAAGACAGTTTTGCCCGACCGGATTGGCCGACTGGGCGCAACGAAAGAAACGACAATGGCTATACAACTGAAGCGCACGGGCGCCATTGCCCGTGATGGCGTCAAGCTGCTTGTGTACGGACAAGCCGGCGCAGGCAAAACCTCTCTGATCCCCACCCTACCCAACCCAATCGTGTTGTCAGCCGAGGCTGGTTTGCTGTCGATCGCCGGGGCCGACGTGCCCTATATCGAAATCAGTGACATCGGAGACCTGCGGGAAGCGTTGTCTTGGGTCAGCCGCAGTGACGAGGCTCGCGCTTTTGAAAGCGTGGCCCTCGACAGCATCAGCGAGATTGCCGAGGTGGTGCTGGTCGCTGAGAAGCGCGTGGCCAAAGATCCACGCCAAGCCTATGGCGCAATGCAGGACGCCATGGCTGAGTTGATCCGGTCATTTCGCGACCTGCCCGGCAAGCACGTTTATATGAGCGCCAAGCTCGAGAAGCAGGCCGACGAACAAGGCCGGCTACTCTACTCGCCCAGCATGCCCGGCAACAAAACCGGCCAAAGCCTGCCTTACTTTTTCGACGAAGTGCTGGCTTTGCGCGTCGAGAAAGACCCTGACGGCGCAGTGCAACGGGCGCTGCAGTGCGACGGAGACGGCCTTTGGCAGGCCAAGGACCGCAGCGGCAAACTTGAGGCGTGGGAACCTGCTGATCTGGGGCATATCATTCGCAAGGTGCAATCATGACCCCGCTTCCCCAACAATGGATTGAAGCCAAAGAAGCCGAGGCGCGGGCCATTGCGCAGCGGCGGGCCGTCGAAGATCAGATGATCAAGGCCAACCTGCGCGAGGCCAAAGGCTACAAAATACGCATTGTCGAGCGCGACAATTGGAAGATTGACAGCGATCACCTGCAAACCCTGGCCGAAGCCCACGGGCTAAGCGATCACTTAAGCACGCTGTTTCGGTGGAAGCCTGAAGTGGACATGCGCCAGTGGCGATCGGCTGACGGCAAAATCACCAAGCCCCTGCTCCCGGCCATTACCATTACCCCAGGCCGGCCATCGTTCACCATCACAAAGGAGGACTAACAATGAAGCTGCATCAAACTTTCACCCTGGACGATCTGCCTGTCGGCGGCGGCCAGTATGATCCCCTGCCGCCTGGCTGGTATCAGGCGCGCATTGTCGAGGCCGTGGGCAAAACGACGAAGGCCGGCACTGGTGAGTATATCGCGGTGCGCTACGACATTACCGGCCCCAGCCATCAGGGTCGCGTGGTGTACGGCAACATCAACCACTCCAACCCCTCGGCCAAGGCGGAGCAGATTGGCCGCCAGCAGCTGGGCGAGCTGATGCGGGCAATCGGGCTGACCAAGATTTCAGACACTGATCAGCTGGTCGGCGGGGTCTGTGAGATCAAGGTTGATATCCGCAAGGGCGACGGCCAGTACGCCGATAGCAATGAGATTAGAGCTTGGAAGGCTTTGTCTGCCGGCGTTCCTGCCTCGGTCGGCGAAACCCCCGCCGCGCCTGGCGCGGCCACGCAAGCCGCCCTGAGCCGTCCGACCCCGCCATGGCAGGCCAAGAAGTGAGCGCCTTGGCGGATCCCCAGCACACCGTTGTCACCCTGATCGACAATGCTGTGCGAAACCAAGACAGGGCGGGGCGCAAGCCTCGCCCGCATCTTGGAGCATCCATGTTGGGGCATGAGTGCGATCGTTGGTTGTGGCTGAGCTTTCGGTGGGCCGTGGAAGACAACCACGAAGGGCGGCTTTTGCGCCTGTTTCGACGGGGCCAACGCGAAGAAGAGGTCATGTTGGCCGATCTGGAGCTGGCCGGGTTGACGATCGTGGACACGCAGGTGGCGGTGTCTCTTGGCGGCCATGTGGCTGGCACGATCGACGCGATCGTTCTGGGCGTACCTGAGGCGCCAGAGAAGCCGCACGTCGCTGAATTCAAGACGCACAACGCACGGTCTTTTGCGGGCTTGTTGAAAGAGGGCGTCGAGAAGGCCAAGCCGACGCACTACGTCCAGATGCAGGTCTATATGCACGCGACGGGCATTGACAGGGCTTTGTATCTGGCGGTCTGCAAGGACGACGATCGGCTATACTCAGAGCGCGTGCGCTATGATCGGCTGGTTGCAGAGGAAGCCGTGCAGCGGGCCAAGCACATTACCGCAAGCGACCGCCTGCCCGATCCTATGTATAAGGCCAGTGCGGCGTACTACGTTTGCAAAATGTGCCCAGGCAATTTTTTTTGCCACAGCATTAGCATGACGAGCGAAGTCCATTGCCGCACTTGTGCTCACTTTACAGCTCGCCCGGACGGCACAAGCCATTGCGCGGTGTACGACGCTGAGATTCCCTATGAGGCGCAAATTGAGGGCTGCGACAGCCATGTGCTGCACCCTAATCTTGTGCTGTGGAACCAGGCCGAAAGCCCGGACGGGATCACTGGCGCCTATCGGATTGAGGGAGAAGTCGTGCTGAACGGGGCCGGGGGCGTGTCGTCACGCAAGCTTGTCAACGATCATTGGACGCCTTTTTAACTGTGGGAGGTGGCAATGCTGCGCGATTATCAACAGCGCGCCCTTGACATGCTGTTTGAGTATTTCGAACAGCACACGGGCAACCCGTGCCTGGTTTTGCCGACCGGCGCGGGCAAGAGCCACATCATCGCTGAGTTCTGTAAGCTGGTTGTGTCCACTTACAGCGACCAGCGCATCCTAATGCTGACGCATGTCAAGGAGCTGATCGAACAGAACGCATCCAAGATGCGCCAACACTGGCCGGACGCGCCGCTTGGGATCTACTCTGCTGGCCTGCGCCAACGGAATGCGGGCGAGGCAATTACGTTTGCCGGCATTCAAAGCGTCGCCAAAAAGGCTGACTTGCTTGGTTGGGTGGATATCGTGCTGATTGACGAGGCCCATCGGATCAATCATGCGGCGGAGGGAAACTACCGGCGCCTGATTGATCAACTGACGGCAATCAACCCCCAACTAAAAGTGATCGGCCTAACCGCTACGCCCTATCGGCTGGGCCACGGCTACATCACAGACGCACCCGCCATATTTACCGATTTGCTCGAGCCGATCGAGGTCTTGGATCTTGTCAAGCAAGGCTATCTGGCGCCGCTTAGATCACTGGCCACTGCGACCAGGTTTGACCTGAGCGAAGTCAAGAAGCGCGGCGGCGAATTTGTCGAGGCCGATCTCGAGGCGGCAGTGAACAAGGCCGATCTTAATCGGTCAGTCGCTGAAGAAATTTATGACAAGGCCGAACAACGCAAAAGCATTTTGGTATTTTGCGTTTCCGTTGCCCACGCCTTTGCCATGCGCGATGCGCTGCAGGCGCTGGGAGTAACGACAGAAACGATTGTCGGCATAACTCCATCCGATAAGCGAGCGAAAATCATTGCTGACTTTAAGGCTGGAAAAATCCGCGCGCTGACAAACGCCAATGTTTTGACCACCGGCTTCGATGCTCCGAATGTGGATTGCATTGCCGCTTGTCGCCCTACCCTATCGACGTCCCTGTATGTGCAAATGCTCGGGCGCGGGACGCGGCTGAAGGAAGACATCAATGATTGTCTGGTGCTGGATTTTGCGGGGCTGACGCACACGCACGGCTTCTTTGACGATCCTCTCGTAAAGAAGCCGAAAAAAACAGAAGGCGGCGAGGTTCCGGTTAAAGCCTGCCCTGAATGTCATGAGCTTTGCTACACAGCTGTGCGTTATTGCCCCAATTGCGGCTACGAATTTCCACCGCCAAAGCCGCCACAGATGGAGCTTAAGGTTGCTCCGATCATGAGCGATGAGCTTGGCGAGCAAGGAACGCCAATTAAAGCTTGGCGCTGGGATATACACAACAACGGGACCGATATGCTCCGGGTTCGGTATTATCCGCACGACATGCTGAATGATGTGGTAACGGAATATTTTACCCTATGGCATGGCGGCGCGGCATCGTACCGCGCTTGGGAAGCGCTAAAGAAGATTATGGGGCCGTTAGGGCTGCCATGCAGCCAGGACGATGATATCTATGCCCACCTACACAACGCGCCCCCGCCGACGTCGATCACCTATCGCAAAGAAGGCCGGTTTTTCCGCGTCATCAGCAGGAGCTGGGAGCCGATCCGCTCGCTCTGAACACGTCGAGCAACGCGAGTTTGTGAGCTGGTTTCGCCAGACCTATAGCCCCGTTCGGATCTTTGCGATTCCTAACGGGGAAGCGCGGTCGCAAAGTGCAGGAGCCAGGCTAAAGGTCGAGGGCGTCAGCCCTGGCGTGCCTGATTTGTGTGTGCCGGCTTGGAATTTGTGGATTGAGATGAAGCGCGCCAATGGCGGCGTGGTGTCAGCCGTGCAGGCGGATTGGCACGCGTACCTTGAAAGCGTTGGCCACGCAGTGATCATTGGCCACGGCTTGGCGGATGCACAAAAAAAGATGCAGGAGTGGTTGCTTTCGCGCTCACCTTATGAGACAAAGAAAAAGAAGGAGGGCTGAGACATGACGAAAAACGAACGTCTCGCAAAAAAAATCCAGGCCTATTGGGCTGAGCGCGGTTATCTGGTGAAAATATCAGCGAGCCCAGAAGGCTTGAACAGCGCGACGATCAATGGCGCGCCGCTGGCGAAGCCGGTGTTGCGTCCGTCAGTGCAAAAAAAGGGAGGAAAGAAAAATGGACGTTGAAGGTTTGCACCGGCTGATTGCCGAGGAAGGGCCAGGTCTGGGCTGGTGTATCGAGCGGCGCGCTAGTCGCGCGGCCAGTGCTTATGAGGCAATGGCAACGCAGCTGCGTGCTGTGCATGCGGCGGCGTGTCTGTCCGTGATCTCGGTGGACGATATCTGCGACTACAGTGACGAGTATCTGGCCGAGAGCGCGCAGGAGATCCGGGCGCAGCTGGACATACTGATGACCGACGTAGATGCTCTGGCCAAAAGCCTGCGTCGCTTGGCGCACGTCAGTGGCGATGCGGGGGATGAGGCATGAGCCCCCACCACGACGACAATGGCCTTGAACCAGTCATCTGCCTCCGCTGCGACGGCGCCGGCAAAACGCACGGCATTGGCGGCGGCGTGACGCGCTGCCCGTGCTGCGGCGGGCGCGGTGTGGAGTACGTCGAGCGCAAGGCCGCTTGCGAGGAAAACACGCCATGACCCTCCCCCACGACGACGACGAACCCTATCCCTGGCCCCTGCGTTTGGCGGTGTGGGTCGCGCTGATCGCGCTGAGCATGAGCGGCTGGGTGGCCGTGCTGTGGGCGGTGATGTGATGACCGCCCCCGACCTCACCCCCGCGCGGCTGGAAAAGCTGCTGGCCACGGTGTCCCTGCCCCTGGACAACAGGGGCCGGACTAGTCGCGAAAAAAGTGAGGCCATCGAAACCTTAATCGCGCTATACGCCACCCTTTCCGCTCGCGTGATCGAGCTGGAACAAGAAGCAGCTCGGGTGATCGAGCTGGAGGCTGAGGTGGAGAGGCTGCGCCTTGCTAGCGCCTCCCGCGCGGCGCTGGTCATCGACGTCGAAGGCGCTGATCAAGACGGCGCAATGGTGACCTGGGAGTACACTGCGACTGGTATGCGGTTTACGATCCGGGGCGCGCTTGCCGCCGCCATCACCTGACCGCACCGATCTGGAGCCAGACGCATGAGCCGCCCGCGCTTCCTCCTTGCCTTGTGCGCCAGCGTGCTGCTCAGCGCGGCCCTGGGTGCCCTGTTTGTCGTGCTGGTGTTGGCGGTGTGATGGCTGGCACGCACTAACCTTTCTTACTCTGCGCCCCAACCTAATCCGAAACCGCCATGCCGCGAATGCGCATTGATGCTTGTGCCCCTTGGGGTACCGAAACATTAACAGCATGCGGATGTTCTGCGCACGGATTAATTAGCGTAACCGCCGATCAATCTCGGCCAGGAGTTCGGCGCGGGTCATGCGCCCGCGATTGAGGATCAAGCGCAGCCCCGTAAGCAAGGCCTCTTTGTTGGTCTCGACTCCAAGCGTCTCGCGCGCTTTGTCGAGCAACGCGATTTCGTCCGCTGTGAGGCTGGCGCTGATTTGCCGCCCGCCGCTCTCTTTGCGTTTAGCCGCCGCTTCAGGTCTTGCCATAGCGTGTTTGTAGCCCAGTGCTTTTGCGTTTGGCAAGGGGGGTTGACAAACAAGTAGCCCGGGGCTATATTAGCGTCATCGACACAGCATAATTGGAGCTTAAGGCCATGTCGCATTCGTCGAAAACCCCCGCCAGCGTCGCTGCTGCCGGGGTCGCCATCTGGGCCATCGCAGCAGCCTCCGGTCTGCTCAATGCTTGGGGGTGGGGCACAAGCGCAGCGGGTCTCGTTGCTATTGTGCTGGTTACGCTAGTGCTGGCAAGCGAAGTGCTTGGCATCACTCTAGCGCTCGCCATCGAAGCCGCAGTCAGCCGCAAGGCCTGGGCGCGGGTGACAGTGGCGGGGGTACTCCTCGTCGGGGTCAGCGTCTTCAATGCCTACTCTGGCTACAGGGCACTGACCATGATCGAGGCGGAACGGGCGGCGCCCTATCTGGCTGCGCAAGCAGCGCGGGCAGAGGCGCAGGCCGAGGTGGTTCGGATCGAAGCGGCAATCGCTGCGGTCCCGGAACTCCCGGCCAACGTCCCGGCCACTCGGCTGCGTGCCTATCAAGAGGCTCGCAACGCAGAGCTGGCCCGCCTCGAGCCGCAGCGTGCGGCGGCGCAACAGCGCCTCACCACGCTCCCGATCGTTGAGGCTCCCCCGCCTAGCACCCCGCCTCTAGCCCTCAAGCTCATCGTGGTTCTGATCGAGCTGCTAAAGGTTGCCGGCCTCTGGGCCGTCACTGGCAAAACCAACCACTCACCAGCGCAGTCGGCTCCATCCGCTGCATCGGCTCTCGCCGCCATCCGGTGGCAAAAAGCCAAGGCCCAGTAAGCCAAAGCCTACAATCAAACGCCCTCACGGTTTTCCGTGGGGGCGTTTTTTTGTGCCTTGTCCATGGCGGCGGTATCATCGACCATCACGCCCTCGCCGTCAGGCAACAGCACTGCGTCTTCGCCATAGAGGGCGAGCAATTCCTCCTCCTCGGTTAGCTCGGGCACAAGCTCGGGCCCCTCAACGCTGGGTTCCGGCATCGGGGCAGGGGCAACCTCAGGCGCCCGCACGACACGCTCGTCAGACGGGCTCTGCTGCGAGCGTTCCTCGACGACGCCAGCCGTCTCAAACGCGCCACCCTCGCGCGTCTGCACGCGCATCTTGCGTTTGTTCCAGCCCTTGCGCGCAGCCTCTGACCGTTTGGCTGCAAGGTCTTCAAAGTACGCGTCCACCTCAGGCTCTGGCGCATCCTGGCCGCGCAAATCGGGGAGCATGTGACCTTCGTCAGCGATCGGCGCGGGCTCCACGGCAGGCGCTTCCAGGCCAGCCAGCTGTTGATCGCGCGCCTGGCGCAAGCGCAGCGCGATCCACGGCATCATCAGGCACACGATGTCCATGACAAGGCTCAGCAGGATCGCGCGATAGGTTTCGACCCAGCTCATCAGGTCGCCGATGACGGCGCCGCTGCCGGCACTGACGGTCGCGCTTACGGCAGCCTCGGTCGGGGCCGTGGCCAGCTCCACGCGCAGCGCCTCAATGTCCGCCCGGATCCGATCAGCGGCGCGGGCGTCAGACAGGGCGCGTTCGATGGACAGCGCTTGCGATGAGCCCTGCGCCTGGGCTACGGCAACACGCTCGGCCCATGCCGTCTCGCCGGCGCGAGCGGCCATTTGCTGCATGTTTGGCGTGTCGTCCGCCGGGGCCGTGAGGCGATCTAGGTCAGCCGTGCGGGCGGCAATGCGCGCTTCTAGCGCCGCGCGGTTCTGTTGCACTTCCTCGACGGCGACAGCGCTGCCCCGATCGCGTTCCATTAAAGCATCGCCTTGCACCGCGAACGTGCCGGCAATAATGACCAGCGACACAGACAGAGCGATCACCAGCGCCCATGCTTTGGGCCAAGCCTGGCCGCGCCAGGACAAAGACATAAAAACGGGGATTGCGATTTTCGCGACGTAGGGGATGCCGATGGCGACCAAAGCAAACCCGCCAATATACGGAAACCAGAAGTCTAAGCCGAGGCCCATGAAAGGCCCGACATTCTCGAGCTGCAGCGCTGCGGCGCGGTCCTTGGCAATATCCAGCGTGTAGAGCCAGAGGAAATAGACCAGCGCAGCGAACGCCATCCAGCTTGCAAGCTCAGCGCTCTTGACCAGGCTCTCGGGGATCACGCCCGGGGGATCAGAGACGCGCTCCGGTTTTGGCGGTCGCATGGCCGCCCATTTCGCTTTCAACTTGTCAATCATGCTCAGCCCTCACTTACAATAAACCCAGCTTGCTCAAGCCCTCCAGCCCTAGAGCCGCACCCGCAATCGCCGCCACGATCAACAGCAGGCGACTGCTCTGGCGACCCTGTTCGTCCACTTTCGCGCTAAGGTCGCGCAGCTCCGAATGCATTTTGTGCGCCGCGCGATCTGTCTCTGTGATCAGCTCGGCTCTTAGCGAGCCCATCTGCGCGATCATGCGCCCCTCGTGCGCGCCAATTTCTGTAGACAGCCTCGAGAGGCTTGTGCGGATCTCAGCCAGCTCTTTGGCTAAAGCCTCATCGCGCGCTTGCGCGATCCCCAGTTCGCGCTGGATCGCCCACATATCGCGCGAGGTAAGAAACTCACCGCTCATCTTGCACCTGCCGCGCCCAATCCGCGCACCGCTGCCATGCGTCATGGAGATCGACCGCGTACACACGCACGCCGTCGGCATAGTCGATCGCCTGCCGGGCAGCCTCGAGCGCATGGCGCGCCTGGTCAGACGCTGGGGGCAACTCACGCAGCACAAACACAGGCGGTGCCTCCCGGCTGACCGTGCACTCAGCCGGCGGAATCACCGCTGGGCGCGGGGCCGGGCACGATGGGCACGGGGGCGTCGGCGCTGGCAGGGGCTGCGAGGTCGCGCAGGCTGTCGCCCAGATCGACAGGGCCAGGGGTAGCAATAACCGCATCACGTTCAGCCCTCCGCTGTGTGGCGCGGCTTGCGCGCCGCATCGATCGTTCCATTAGGTCTCGGCTTTGTCGGCTTTCCTCAACCAGCGCTGTCAGGTCGTCGCTGTAGCGCTCTTGCCATGCGGCCAGATCCGTTTCTGATCGCGTGGCGCGACCCTGCCACATAAGCGCGGTCTCTTCCGCCAGCGCTCGATCGCTGTTGGCCTGATCGCGTTGCGTCTCAAGCACCTCGCCCCGCGCATAGAGCAGGGCGGCGGCGGCTCCGAGGGCGACCATCACCAGCGCCCGCCAGTGTGTCACCGCTCCCCCAGCCGCCGCCACCCCCACGAACCCCTGCACGGGGGCTGAGGCCGCGCTCTGGGGTCGTGTTCGTATCGCAAGGAAAGGATCGTCACCACGAATAATGAGCCCGTCGGCCTGCTCAGTCGCAGCGTAAAGCCATTTGCGCCGCTCAATCCTGCCGTCGCCCTCGACGTCGCGGGGAAGGGCGTGAAGCTGGGTCATGACCCGCGCAAACTCCGCGCGCGCCACCTCATGATCGTAGTCTGCCGGCGGCGTCGGCCACTGGATATAGATCTGGCTAGACGGGGTCAGACGCAGGCGCAGATTAGTCAAGAGGTGTCGCGCCCAGCGCTGCACGCGCGGATCATTCTGGATCCAGCCCAAAGCAAACAAGGCGGCCACGACAGCCGCCCAGACAAAAAGCTGTGAAAGGACCGCGTACGTCAAAGCGCCGCCTCCTGCGATCCAAAGTGCGTAAGGCCGCCAGCGCGCCCACCAGGCCGCCACCCGCGCCTCGAAGGCGGGTATGCCAGCCGCCCACTCTCGCGCGCGCGGGCTCACTCCGGGCTCTAGGTCGGCCATCCTGCGCCCTCCGCATCAAAGTCGCGTAACATGTCCACACTGGCAAAACGCACGGCCTCGCGCATTTGGCGCTCGAACCGGCGGATCTCATCTTCGCGCGCCTGGAGCGCGACAAAGCGGCTCTCGGCCTCGATGTCGGCTTCGTCAAGCTGCAGGCCTAGCTGGCGTTTGTTAGCGGCCATAGCGACCTGAGCGATCAATTCAGTCCGCCGATTGGGATCAATGATCGCGGCCACCAGCGCGTCAGCGTGATCGCTCACAGACGCCCAGGCAAGACCGCGCCTGATCACAAGCTCGTCCTCCACAAGCATGATACCGCCGCGTGAAATCTCCTCAAACGAGAGAGCCACCGCCTGAACAATCGGTTCATCGTCCGCAGTCGGAGCCTCATCGGTCACAGCCTCATCTGTCACGGCCTCCGGTTCAAGTTCTGGTTCCGGATCGGCCTCCGGCTCGGGGGAAGGCTTAAAGGAAGGAACAGGCTCACCCATTGGCGGCGGCACAAAGGCCCCGCCCTTGGCGATCCGGTCTAGCTCCACTGCCAGCGCAAGCCCGTCTGACCAAGCGCCACTATGCTCGACGCCCTGATAGCTGCCGGCAATAGCGACAAGCCCCGCATATTCCCGCACACGGACATTCTCCCAGCCCGCAAGGATTTGCTCAATAGTCATGACGCAAGCAGCCCCAGGTTTTTCAGTGCCTTTACCACATCGCTGATCGTGTACGCCGCGCTTCCGACATTGCCGGTAAAGGTTGCGTTGGTGTGGACTGTTGTCCCACTGCCACCCGTTGCGCCCGTTGTTTCACCCGTTCCGGCCTGTTGCACGACTGGCGTGGCGTTGTAAAAGCCCAGCTTTTGCCCAGTCGCCGTGCCGATTTTTGTGCCCGTGCCCGTCGCCAAAACGATATTGCCAGCGTCCGCGATTGTCAGGCCTGCAAAAGTCGGGCTGTCGCTCGTGCCTAACCCAAGCGTCGCGCGAGCCGTCGCCGCATTAGCATCGTCAAGCAGCGTGCGCGCGAAGCTTGTCAGATCAGCCTGGCTGAAAGTGTCCGTGCCCGTGCTATAGGCTAGTTTGTCTGCGCCAGTAGCCAGCCCGGCCAAGGCCGTCAGCGTGGCGTCGATCGGCTGACCGCCCAAGGCCGTGAGCGCCGCACCCGCCGTCGTCGCGCCTGTCCCGCCATTGGCGATCGGCAGCGGGCTATTGATCACGGCCAGCGATCCAAGCCCTAGGGTCGCCCTGGCCGCCGCAGCGTCTGCGTCGTCAACCAACGACGCGCCAAACGCCGAGACGCTGGCCGCAGGGAAGGCGGCAATGGGAACGACAGTCGCCAGGACATTCACCACGAACGTGACCAGATCGCCCGAGGCCAAGCCGCTGTTGAAGGTGACTGTCGTCGTGTTGGTCTCGACCCAATCCAACCCCGCGCCCTGCTCCAGGCGCAAGCCGTTGACATATACCTCAATCGCCGAGGCGTTCAGCACATACGGGATCGGAAGGGTGAAGGCCGTCTGGCCCGCTGTGGCCACAACCCGGTGGATGTAGCGATAGGCCGTTGAGCCGACGATCGTCGTCGCATTGTAGTTGACGATCTCCGTCGCCCCGCCGTTCCACCCTAGCAACGCGCCGCTCTGCGGGGTCGGAAGCTGCGTACTGGCCGTCGAAGACACGGGGATAACCAAAGCCCGGTCTAAGCGCTCGTCGAGCTGTTGGATTTGGATCGTAGCGCGATCTAGGCTGTCGTTGATCACGTCGGGGTAGAAACCGCCCAGATTGGCCAGCGCAGTCGGCTGGAGATTGGCCACATTCGACGTGATCGTCACCGACTGCGCCGCTGTCGGCGCGACCAAGAGCGTCACCGTGCCGCCGGGGTTGGTGTCCTGGTTGCTGTTGAGGGCGACGGTATAGTCCGTTGTCAAGGCCAGTGTGGTCTCAACGCCAGTGGCCACGACCGCGCGGGTCACCCGCACTTGCGAAGTGGAGAAAACCTTGAAGGCGAAGGCGAAAGCAGTCGTGGTGCCATTGCCTGCGTAGGGGCCTGCTCTGCGGATCTCGGTGCTGATCGTCATTGTTTACTAGCCTCAGAAGCCGAGCCCGTCACGAGCCCCCGTGCATAGTCTAATTCGTCTGTTGGCTCAACATCGCCTTCCGCTACGTCAATGGCGTAGCCAATAGGGCGAGACAACACAGTGAACGGAATGTTTGTCGCAAGGGTTAAAAGGGTCAAAAAATCTTTTGCCGCGCGGCTTTTATCACCCTCTTCCGCGATGGCCTTATAAACGCTGTTGGGCGCACGAACGGCGCTTTCAACAATTGAAATGGATGGAGCCCCGCCAATGCGGTCATCATAGGGCTTTTCGTTAAACACATTCATCGTTGCAACGCCTACCTGCCCAACAATCGGCGCAAAGGCCAAAGCAGTTTTTGCTTGCACGCCAAAGAAATACTGAAGCCACTCGTCCAAGTAACCATCGTCTTCATCGTCTTCAGGTAGCTGCCCGCGCATAACATCGGCTATGAGCTGACCAATAAGAGCAGGAATTGCAAAGCCAGCAATATACAAGAAGACCAAGCGCCCTGCGCCTTTACGCAAGCCCATGTCTCGAACGGCAATCTGATATTCTGTCGAGAGCGTGTTTCCCCACATGTTGAAGTAGTTGTACATGTGGGTGAAAACCCGAAGGCCAGCATTGCCGCCTTCAGCACGCGCAATGTCTTCAGGCAGGCTTGAGGTCTGCGTCAATCTCACCGCGCTATCGCCCCGCGCGACGGCTTCCGCGTGCGTTTCTCCTTCCGCGATGGCTTGGCTGTAGGCACCCTGCCAAACGATCACGTCCATAACGTTCTGTAAACCGACCTGCATAAAATACGCATGTCGGGCAAACCAGTTATGAAGCTGTTTGATCTTATTGTTTGGGTCGATGATAGCCGTCACTTCGCCGAACAATGCCGCCGCTTGGTTATCGCCGCGCTCCCGCATCATGGCGCTGGCTGCGCGCACGGCATCCGTTGTACCCATCGGGTTCAGCGTGTAGCGCACAAGGGCGCTCGCCAAGCGATGCGGCTTGACCATCACCGCCGCCAGCGAAAAGCCCGTGACCTGCTGCAAGACGTTGACCAAGTTGGCCATCATCAGGCCCATGCCCGAGTTTCGACGAATGTACCTAAAGCCAGCGTCAATCATTTTGCCGCCCCAACCAGTAGTCGGGGGTTCAACAATCTGACGGGCCGACCGCTGTAACCACGGCTCAAGCATATCGGTTTGCGCCGTGGGGTCGTAGGCCGCGAGCGCGTTTGAGAACTCCTTTTGTTTCAAGATCCGCAGCACGCCACGCACGGGTGCGGCGAGGTAGGAGAACATCAAAACCTTGTCGATGTGCGTCGTCAGAAGCTTAAGATCAAGCAGCATCGGCGCGGAATAATCCGCACGCGATTTTGTAAACCCGCTGGCCGGGGCTGGGAACATTTGGCTGTCGTTGCTTTCGATTATGTCTTCCTGCTGCCTCCGCTGCGCGGCATCCTGCGATCGCATCGGGTCATAGATCGCAGGCACATAACCGCCCCGGTAATCGCCAAAGGGCGTGCTGACCGTCTGCGCCGTGATCTCACTGAAAAACCGTCCGAACACGGCGCGATGCGCTTTTTGCGCCAGGGGCTTGATCTCTTCGAGCAAATCCCAAACGCTTTGGGCGAAGTCATAGTCAGCTTGCGTAATGACGCCTTCACGGTGCATCCGATCCATGAATGACCGCCACCGGCTATCGTCCACTGTTTCGCCGTCTGGCATGAGCCTGCCCCAGCCCATGCCAAGCAAAAGCTTGCGCTTGTTGCTTTCGTTCCCGGTGTGCAGGATTGCATGCAACAACTCGGCCTTGCCGCCGATAAAGGTGTAGCCAAGCTCGGGCGCTTCGATCTGCCGGCCCGTGCGCAACGATCCTTCAATGCCCGTAAACAAAGCGCGGAACCGCTCGATATAGTCGTTTCGCGCATTGCGGTAGGCGTCCGCCGCCTGGCTCACTGGCCGCCATATTAAACGGGTGAAGGGACCAACGCCGCCATCGACCGCACGCGCCCAGCTTTCGACGCGGCGTAACCAATTGCCCAACCCCTGCAATTCGCGCGCGCGCTTTTCGCCTTCCGTCGCCGCGCGCGAAGGCGGGGCGGGGGGAGGAGCGCCAATGTCTTGCAGCCGTTGCGTCAGGCTATCAACTGCGTCTTGCAATTCGATTTGCCGGTTAGCAATCTCCAGCTTCATCTCTTCGCGGCTGAGCGTGTAAAGCTGGTCGATCACATCGCGCAGGCCCTCCAGCTCACGCACAGACAAATCCTTCAGCGGCTTTTGTGCGCCGATTGCGTCATCAATCAATGGCTCTAAGCTGGCAAAGAGCGCTGGGTCGTATTTTTTGATGTCCTTGATGTAGGCCATGGGGGCATCAACTTTTGTCCCAGCCCCATACACGCTCAAGATCGCACGAGCCGCTTGAACCAAGTCGTAGTTCCGGTTCTTGGCGACGTTTTCTTTTTTGCCAGTGTTCACCCGGCGGAATAAGCGCAGCGCATCTTGATAGGCCTTCTGCGCCCGGAAGGTCTCGGCGGTGATCTCAAAAGCCAGAACCTGATCACGGCTTGCGGTTGCGGCGGCGGTAAGATCATTTGCTTTTAGGGCCGTCATGAGCCTGCGCGCGGCCAAGCGTTCTGCCGCCATGGCCTGCCTTGGGCTTAGTTTGCTGGCCGGCTGGCGCCCGACGATAATCTTCGCGGCGGCCTTGGCGTTCTCGCGCAGCAACGATCGAGATCCAACGGCCTTGGCCAGCGCCATATGCTGAGCATGGATGGCGCGCCCCCGGAGCTGGCTATGCACGGCCTCGTTGGCGGCCCGCTCCAGCGCTTCGCGCGAGGTGGTCTCGCCGTACCGCTCAAGCATGCGACGGTCGGTTTCGGCCTTGATTTCGTCGGCTTGCTTGGGAGCAGTCAGCAAATCATTTAGCAGCGCTTCGCCGTTTTGATAGCCAAGCATCGAGGCCACAGTGTCGGGGTCCAGGCCCTGTTCGGCGACAAGGCCATATTGGCCGAAGCCCAGCGCCCTAAGATCCACTTCAGGGAATTGCGCCTGAAGGGCGGCCTTCGACAGCTTGTGAGGCCCAGGGATAACCTGCCCGTCCTGCCCGATCCCGCGTGCGATAAACCGCCTCGCCCGATTGACCGGCTTGTCCGCCACTTCCGCCGTGACCTCCTCGCGGATGGCCCTGCGCTCTGCGGCGTGCTGGCGTTGCAGCCTCCGCATCTCACGGCTCTTCGCGCCAGACAGCCATTGCATGTCTCGCATGAGCCGCGCCGACAGATCTCCGTTTGCTTCGCGCGTGGCCTGCGCCGTCAGCTCCTGATAGCCTTCCCACTCTTGCTGCGACATGAAGGCCGGCTTGGTTGCAAAGGCCGGCGTGAAGCCCAGTCCTTCTTCCGCACGCTGAACATTTGTCCGCGCAATGAAGAAGCGATCCATCGCCTGGCGCACTTCGTCCGACAGCGGAGCGCCCAAGAAAGATTGGATGTCGTTGTAGGTCTTGAGCATGAACTCTTTGAATTGCTCAAACAGGCTCTTGAGCCGAGGCGTCGGGGCCTCGCCAGTGGCGAAGTAAGTCTCCGCCATTTGCGCGAAGGCTTCGTGGATTGGGCGACGCTGCTCAAACGACAGCGAGTTGAACCACTCGATTACGTCCTGCTCTGGCCGTGGGCCTTCGCCTTCCGGAGCCGCTGGCGGTGCGCCGTCTTGGCCTTCTTGCGCCAACAGGTTCGGGCTATCGGCGAAGTCAGGGTCGAAGGCGGCGTGGATGGAACGGATGTTGGAGGGGTCGAAGATGACTGTTTGGTTGTCGCCACTAACGCCCAAAAAGCCTCGCTTTTTGAGATCGGCTGTAGCTAATTCATGCCACCGAGACCAAGGCGCATCAGGCTCAGCCTTGTCTAGGTTTGCTTGCGCGCGGTCTACGGCTTTGTCCCAGACATCTTCGTTTGCGTATTTCCCTTTTTTAATAAGCAAAGACAATATTCGCGCGCTTGTCCCGCGAGCATATTCTGCGGCTAGGTTTTTGCTTTGGGTAACATATACCCCGGCACCGTAATTGTTGTCGGATGCGCCGGGAATAAACTTATCAAAATCTTTGTTCGTCCCATGATACAGCACCGTATCCGTATCATACCCCATCGCCCTAGCCCGCTTCATGCGCCCCTCAGGCGACATGTCTAGGCCCTTGGCTTTAGCCCGCAACCATTCCTGGGCCTCAATAGGATCTTGGCCGAGGTAGCCTTCTTGTTGCGCCTGGAACACCACGCCTTCGGGCAGGGCCTCACCCGGCTCAATGCCGGAGCGCTTGATCGCCTCGTTAAGAAGCAGGCGCATATCGTCAAGGTGTTGTTGCTGCCGCGTGGTCAGCATCTCTCCGCGCTTCTGCCGGTCCAGCAGGTCCAGCGCGATCTTGTTGTTCACCTCCAAGAAGTGGTGACCCAGCTCGTGCAGGAAGGTTGAGAAGTCGCTGTTGGGGCTTAGCTCGATCCGCTGCTGGGCAATGTTGTATTGGCCTCGCCGACCGCCTTCGGGGCCCGCGCCGAGCGTTTCAGTTCCCTCGGGGACCGCCGGGGCAGGCTCCGGAACCACACCATCAGGTCCTCCTGCAAGTCCGGGGGCAGGTCGTCCCGGTCCAGCAAGCTGTTTATATCCGGTTTGGGTTGTGCGGGTTGTTCGGCCATAATAATTGCTTCTTTCGACAGTGGTGTCTGTAAAAGCAGAAAGATCTAGGCTTTCTGGCGCAAGCACAAAATACGTTTCTGTTCTTACAAATTCAACGCTTCCATCAGCGCGAAACACTTCAGTGGTTTGCGTTGTTTCATACGCTTTCCAGCCAGCAATAGGCGCTCGCCGCAAAAAGGTTTGGTAAACCCGTGAATGCGCCGGGGTTGCGCCAGTAAACACAATCGGCTGGGTTTGGTTTGGGTTGGTCAGAATAAAGCCACGCGTGGCGAGGAACATCGAACGGAACAAGCTGCGCGCTGTTGCCTGCTCGGTTTTTGTTTGCGCTCTCGCGACGGCTGTCGGTCTTTCCGTAAAGCCCCTGTAAAAGCTTATTGCTGTCAAATAAAACGGCCCAAGACCGTTTAACCTAGAACCCGCGCCAGCGACAAACTCAGTGCGCGCCAGACGCTGCTTGTGTTCGGGCTTGGCCTTGTACTTTAAGACCGCGTTCAAGACCGCTAAGTCTTGCGCCCCAATCGATCCCGGCTCAATGGTCGCGGTGACGCTCTCAGCGTACCATTCCAGAACCTGCTGGTCAGAAAACGAGAAAGCTTCCGAAAAGGATTTGGCTTCTTGGCCGAGGGTTTGGTCTGGTGGCGCTGGCATGTCTTCGACAACGCCCTCGGTCCATGTCCATTCGGGCATAAGGCCGGTTTTGTTTGGCGCGAAGACCGTGTCTTGAACGCTGGCGGTAGCGTTCTGTTTTCCGTTTGGCCCGTAATTTAGCCAGCTATTCTGGCCACGCGTTTCGCTTGTGATCGCGCCACGGGCTGCGCCAGTGTAAAGACGAATGTGCGCCTGCCAGGCGTTTTCTTCGCCGCGAGCGCGAAAACCTGCGCCTTCCAGACTGTGGCCAAAAGCGTCATGAACAGCGCGGAACAAGTCATTAGACGTGACTTTTTGCATGACGCCATTTTGGTCGGGCCATTGCAGGCCCGTGTCCGCCAGCATGATGTTTGTCTCGACGGCATTGCCCGGCACACCTTCCGTGCCAAACCCTGCATATGTGCCATAGACGGCCATGCTTTTGTTAGTTCGGAGGTCGCGCACCGCAGCTGCCGGGTTGCCGGCGTACGGGTCGGTGTTGTCATCGTAAAACGTAAAGACATACCCGGCGCGGACCAAGGCGTCGTATTGAAGGCGGGTTTGGCGCGCAAGATCTTCATACGCTGCGCGCACCGCAGGATCGTCGGGCGCGTGCGGCATGGCGTCATAGGCCGCCGCAATACGCATTGCCAAGTCTGGATCTACATTTGCGTATCTGGCTTGTCTGCGAAGGTCGATGCCGTTGTCGGCGGCGTATTGTTCTGCGACAGCGACAATGGCCGGGTCGGGTCCAGTAGCCCCTTTGATAACAGGCGCACCTTCAAGCGGCGCAAGGCCTCCGCTCGAATACCGTCTTCCTCCGTCTCTGGGCGGTTCGGGTCGTCTTCCATCTATTTCGTCCTGTCCTAGGGTTTCTTCGTCGGCGTCGTCGGCAACGTCTTCGGGGTCTCCGTCGACAGTCCCAAGATCTTCATCCAGATCAAGCGACTGTTCTCCGTCTCCAACTGTTTGAGAAACGGATCGTCCCGAGATAACATCTCGGGGCGATTGGTTGCTGCCGGCTTGCGCAAGAGCGATATCCTCGTAGCTAATGTCTGCGGTCTGCCGTGCGCCGAGGACGCCGTAGAGCCGTTTTTCGTAATACCACAAGACGGCTTGAATGTCAGCCACGGTCATGGTGACGCCGCGACGCCTCAAGCGCTTTTGCACCGCGAGCGTTGTGTTGATCATAAACTCGCGATCGCTCGCGTTGAACGGTTGATCCTCAAGTTGCTCGAACGCCGCCTTGTAAAGTGTGTTGGCGGCTTTCTCGATCTCGGTGCCGTTCTTGAACTTTTTGGCCTTGTACGATTGGACGTAGTCGACGGTTAGCGCCAGCGCCTCGTCGTCCGTCATTGTCTCGGGTGGTTCGTTTAATTTACGGTCTTCGGTGACCAGACGCTTAAACCGCTCTAGTCCTTCGCGGGTAGGCTTGGCGAGCAGCGTGCCACGGTAGCGATTGAATGTGCGCGACCACCAGCGGTCCATCGTCAGGTAGCCGGTGTCGCCCATTAAGTTTGCGTAAAACGCGCCCAGCTTAGGGCCAAAGATTAACGCCGCCTGCGGCAGCTGCATGTCGGCCTTGTAGGCGACGTTAAACTTGTGGCCCGCAGCAATAGCGCGTTTGCGTAGGTTTGATACGGTGTCTTTATCAAGTAGCCATGCATGCATGTCTGCCGGCCCTTGTTGGTCCAACAGCGCCTGCAGGTTGTTGATGTTGATGTCCATTGACGTATTGCGCTCGCCGCCAAACGTAACGGACGTCGGGAGTTTTCCGTCCTCGCGGAAAACACTGTAGAGCGCCCACGCAAAGCGAAGATTGTCTTTTACCTTTGCGCCGTCGGACGTGATCGCAATGAGCGCCGTCAGGAAATTGCGAGCGTTCTGCGGCGTGGCGAGGATCTTTACGCCTGGCGGCGCAGCAGGGTTGGAAAAGGCGGTCTCGTCTAGCAATTCGGGAAATTTTGTCGCCAAATTATCAAGCGCACGTTGGAACTTCTCTGAGTACCAACCGACAGCCGATTTGCTGGGGGTTTGTTTTGCTAGGTCAACCTCGAACATGATCTCGTCGATCATGAAATCTTGGATCTTCTTCGAGGCCTCTGCGCTGAAGTCGTCGTCCGCGATCGTGCCGTGTTTCTTGCGCGCACGCGCTTCCAGCGCGGTGGCGACTTCGCGCGTCTTGTACTTTTTGTTGGGGTCCAGACCGAATCGCGCAAGCGTCTCCGCGCCCATGCGCAGGCGCACCGTCTGCCCCAACGTCTCATCCTGCACCCTCTGCCCCGTCGCCGGATCATAGCCCCGCTCGCGCAAAAAGCGCTGGCTGGCTGGGGTCAGCTCCTGGCCGTTGCGGATGCGGTCCAAAATGCGCGCAAGCTCAGCCGCGTCTTCTCGACCCATGTTGATCAAGGCGCGCTCGTTGGTCGTCAGGGCCTCACCGCGCGCTTGCTTGTCCTGCGCGGCCTGGACCATGGCGGTCCACTCCGGCGTGCCGAACTCGGGCAAAACCGGGATTTCGCGCGTGACCGCGCGGACGATCGGCCCGCCTTCAACCGGAGCGCCCTCTTCGATCGGCTGGCCCAGATTAGGCCCAACCTGCATTGCGCCAATGCGCAGGGGGTAGCGCGCCATCGCATCGCGCGGCGTAATACCCAACACCTGGGCTATGACGCCATAGCCTTCTGCTGCGATCTTGGCATAGGGGATGGCCGAAGCGCGGCCCAACTGCTGAGCCGCGCCAGCCTCGCCGACCACCGGCTCTATTGCAGCGGCAAGCTGCGCCCGCACTGGCTCTATGGCCCGCTCCAGCTCGGCTTGCACATCCAAGATGCCAGCCTGCAACTCAACATCATTCTGCGCTGCTGCTGCCAGGCGCTCGGCGACGGCAATGGCTTGCTCCTGCCCCTCGGTCGCTAGAACCTCCAGCTCGCGCCGGGTATAGAGCAGCGGGTTGGTCTTGATGATTTGGACCGCCGCGCTTGCCAAATCGGTTTTGGTGACAGACGCCACAAAATCCCCAATCGGGATTTCCATTGCAAAGCCTGACGCCTCCGCCGCCGCAATGGTTTCCGCCGTGCCACCCATGCGGCGCACGATATCCTCGACCGTCGTGTTCTGCTCTTGGGCCAACTGAGCCGCATCGGCGAGGGAGACATAGATCG